TGGACAGTTGGACTGTCAGATGCTTCCATCTTGTTAGTAATTTGTTCTGAATCTGCAAGTCTTTATGATCATCTCACGCTGACTTAGACGTGAGGACCTCCGAGATTGCCCTAGATATTGGTGGTCTGCCACCGTTCCATCTTGGGCGGTAATCCTAAATAGGAAAGAACATTCACACATCACGCACTTCTGGGTATTTATTATTCTCGGTATTTGTATTACCTAGAACGATCGTGGGTATGTTTGGGTATACACTTTCTTTAATGCCTAAGTGTAAAGGCGGTTAATACCTTACCAAATCTCCTCAATATGTCTACTTTTCATAAGTAGGTATTCCCTACTTTGAATTAAAGGACAATAATTCAATTCCTTTTGAGCATTCAAAAGTAAAATTGGAGCATACTTGTTGAAGGTGGACTCATCATGTAAACTAAGTTCCATAAGACAATTGTCCACATTCTGTCTAGTGATTTCCTCTTTTTGAGAACCTTTCTTCGTCCAATAAACAAATTCCAGGATTGTGTCTAAAGTCAAAGGCGCAACATACTTCATAATTGCTGCATCAAATCTAAATGATCTTTTAAGAAACGCTACATCAGCTAATGTCCTAAATTTCCTAACTTGATCATCTTTCCTCTCATTGGTGTACTTTAAACCAATCATTTTAAACAGTTCGATGAGCCTTTCTTCAGTCATGATGCTTTCAGCATATCGACTTTTATTATGAACATTATCATCACCATAAGAGGCAACATATAAATGTTCATTAAACATCTCAATACTTTCCACATTATTACGATGTAACATAATCCAAACATAGCGAAAAACTAGTTGAACGTACATACTATTTATGATCACAGTGAGAGGATGTCCGGATGGTAAACTGGAGACGAGATGATAAACATAACTGCCATTGATGTGAACAGAGTTAACGACTTCGTACCAAGCAGTCTCCCTAGCCAAGTTGTTTCCATCTTCATTATTATACCATTTATTAATGATATGTAGGATGGACCACAAAATTGGAGTTAATTCACTGTAATCAAATTCACTGAAATCACCAGCATCAACACTAGGGCCCTTACTCTTCAGCATTGTGGCAAGTTTATGCCATTCATCAGAATAGGGATTAGCACCAACACAAATACCATTGTCAATACGATTTTGCTGTATCCAAATAGCAAAAGACATAAAAAGTTGTCTAACTTCTATCAAATGATCAAGCGGACAAGCGTTGATCATTCTTGTTTTACCCTCATCAACTTTAGCAATTGGCCGTCTTTCGTCTTTGGCAAAGTCCATAAAAATAACTTCATTTCTGATGCCCTTCTTCAAATTTTCCATTCTGAAAGCTACCCTTTCTTTGAGGTCCAAACAATTTTGATTATTTAAATCATATTGTTCACCTTCA